GCTGGATATTTTGAGCTTGATGGTAATTCATCTACAGCACCAGGATCAATTGCACATTCTTCTTCAATTAACTTTTCTGAATCCGCCGCTTATTCTGTTGAATTAATGGCATATGCTTATTCTAATCAACCAGGCGGATCAGGTGGGGCAAATAGTGGTGAAGCAGCAATATTAGAAAAGTGGAGTACTACAGGCGGATATCCTTTTTGTATAAGGCTCTCAGGTTTAGGGGGCGCATTATCCTGGTATGCATCTGTTTATAATGGTACAACACAAATTTATACAACAGCCTCTGTTACAGCTAATACATGGGCACATATAGTGGCTATTTTTGATTGGCCAAATAGTATTTTAAGGCTATATGTCAATGGAGCACAAGCTAATACCATTGCATTATCTGGAACGGGATTCGGTGGTACAAGCCCAATCTATTTGGGACAAAGAAACGGCGGGACCACAGATCGTTTTGCTGGTAAAATAGGACATATAAGAATGTATAATAAAGCTCTATCTGCCGCTGAAATTTCACAAAATTTTAATGCAGTAAGAGGAAGGTTTGGTATATAATGGCAATTAATTTTCCAACATCAGGCTTGGTAGCAGGTACAACAACATATACCTATGCTAACCATACTTGGCTATGGTCTGGAACAGTATGGCAATCTGTTGGAACTGCTCAAGGTGTTCAAGGTATACAAGGCTTTCCTGGTCAAGGAATACAAGGTCCTGCAGGTTCAGTTCAGGGAATTCAAGGTATTCAAGGTTTACAGGGTTTTGGATATGCACAGCTTCAAGGAACAACTGGTAATCAAGGAACGCAGGGAATTCAAGGTTCATCATCAGGATATACTGCCCCTACAATTGGATCTACATTAATTGGGTCGGGATCAACTGTTACTACAATTGCAGGACTTACATTAACAACCCCAGCTATTGGTAACTTTATATTAGGTTATACATCTACTGTAACTGCTGCAGGAACTACAACTCTTACTAATACAAGCAATAATCAACAACTATTTACTGGTACATCTACTCAAACAGTAGTTATGCCAGTTGCAAGCACAATGACAGTAGGAACTAGATATGTTATTGAAAATAACAGCACGGGAAATATAACTGTTAATTCATCTGGATCTAATTTAATTGCCACAGTATTACCTGGAACAAGTATTAAAATTACTTGTATATCCACATCAGGAACAGATGCTTCTTCTTGGGATTATGAGTTTGTTGGCTTTAATTTTTTAACTGGTACAGGATCAGTTGTTCTTTCTACCTCTCCAACAATATCTAACCCCAGCATTACAGGAACTCTTACAGCAGCAACAATCACAACTTCAGGATCAGTATCAATAAACGGAAAAGATATAGAGCTAATGACTATTATGGGGGCTTTATAAATATGCTACACTATAAGAACGGAGGAAATAAATAATGGCAACAACAGTAAAAGCTTTAGCTAGAACAGCAGCTTTAACTACTACAACTACAACTCTTTACACAGTTCCCGCCGCTACAACAGCGGTAGTTACAAATATTGTAGTTACAAATACTGCAGGAACTTCAGCAACATATACTCTTGCACTTGATGGTATAAGTATTGCTACAACAGTAACAATTGGAGCACTTGATTCAATAGTAATTGATATGAAGCAGGTATTAGCGGCAACAAAAACTATTACAGGTGGAGCATCAGCAACAACTGTAAACTTTCATATTTCAGGAGTTGAAATAGCATAATGAATATTAAAAAGTTAGCAAATATAGGCGGGATATCAAGTATCACAAGATACATTAATATGCTAACTTCTAATAACCCATTTTTATCTACAACAGCAACAGATATTTTGCTTACAAGTCAAAGTAGTCCATATGTCAATGCATTTACATGGGACAACGGGGTTGGCTCTAAATATGCTGACCCAGCTACATTGCCTTCTCTTTATCTTTATAATTATAGATGGAACCCTGCAAAAAATGCAGTAGTTGGAGGAGACTACAGCAATGGTCTTTCAGGTTATCAATGGTCTTCTGGCTTTGGAACAAAATATTCAAATCCAGCAACAGCAGTTGGAGGATCACCTTCTTCTTTTGAAATTACAGCAGATGGAGCCACAGTTTTTGTAGGATCAAGTGCATCTCCATATATGAGTGCATATCCATTTTCTAGTTCAACTGGTTTTGGAACTAAATATTCAAATATAGCGTCTTATACTGCAACTTATGCTCCAAGTGGAATAAGTGTTAAAGGCAGCGATACTGTGTTTTTTGCAACATCTCTTGCTTTTTCAGGAGTAGGAGTTTATGCATATCCATGGTCAGCAGGATGGGGTTCAAAATATGCTGATCCAGCATCTTATCCAACATATGCTTCAGATTCAAGTTATAATTCTACTGCAGCAGCTGTTGCATATGCTGCATCTACTTCATATGTTTATCCATGGTCTTCTGGCTTTGGAACTAAATATGCTGATCCAGTATCAGGAAGTTTTGGTTCAAATGTATTATTTCATACTTCAGGTCAAGCAATAACTTCAAATACCACAACAACTCCAATAAGTTGGGCCTGGTCTTCAGGCTTTGGCACTAAGCATACTGATCCAGTAGCAATTACAGGAGCATCAATTGCTGGAAATACATCAACATTTTCTGATGATGGAAAAATCTTTGGTGTGGCATATACCAATGCTTCTCCATACTATGCTTTATATTCATATACCTCAGCAAATGGTTTTGGCTTTAAATATTCTGTTCCAGCATATAGCACCACAGCAACAAATTCAATAGCTTTTAGATAATAAAAATAGAAAAGGAGAAATAAAATGGCAGATACAACAATGACACCATTGCAAGCACGACAAGCAGAGGTAGCACAATATGAAGCAAATATTGCTATGTACACAGCAATTCTTGCAACACTTCCACAAGAATGGCCTACACGCCTTCTTGATTATCGTGGAGCAACTGATAAGCATGCAACAATTGCAACAGTCCACGATATGGAAGATGTAAATCTATTATCACAATTGTGGTATGCAGATCAATGCTATGCAGCAATTCGCACTGAAACTGTAGAGATGAATAAGGCAAAAGCTATTCTTACTGTTCTACAATCTATGTAAAACATAAATAAGGTGGTTAAATGTCTTACAAACAAGCAGTCCTTAGAGATAACCCTATGGGGTTTTGGTTACTTGATGGTCCTTCAACGCTAAGGACCTATGGTACTTTACTGCTTGAATATGCTACATATCAAGACTACCTAGATAACGAATCATCATATCTTCAAGAAGTAGGATCTATGTATTTGCAGGATTCTTCTGCATATCAGAATAACTACAATTCTTCAACTGGGTATGGCGGTAATTCAGCAGCATACACTCTGGGAACCCCGAACTTTCAAGATGTAATGGCTCTTATTACACATGCCAATTATGATACACAAAATAATGGTTGCCGAATTACATCAAATATAGGAATAGATATTCTAAATATTTATAAAGGCTTTGAGGCGGGATACGAAAAGAAAACCTTTGGTATAGAATTTTGGGCATTAGTCCCAGGACCAACTATTTCTGATTTTCCGCTTATTACACTTAACTCTGGATCAACCAATATGATGAAAATATACATCAATGGCGACTCTATTTATTTTAAAGTATATTTTTCAGATGGCTCAAGTACTCTAACAAAAAAGCAGGTATATTCATGGGATCAACCATTTAATGTATTTGCAGTAGCAAAAGAAGATTCTATAAAAATTTATGTAAATGGATTGTCTGATGAAACAGTAACATTCTCAAACTCTTTAAGTTATGTTGTAGACCCAGGTGTTCCAACAAATAGTCAAACATCTTCTTATTATACAGTTCAAGATCACAGCAGATTTAATGTTGGGCCAGCAGCATCAGGTCAACAATTTACAATAAATGGTTTAGCTTTTTATGACTACGAGCTTTCTTTGAATCAAATTCAATCCCATATGTTTTGGGCACAAAGAGATTCTGATCCAACAAATTACTCAAGACAAACAGATGCCTCACACTTTGTGCTTGATAATACTATGGGCCAGTTAATTTTAGCTAAACAATTTTCATCGCCAGATGCATTTAAAGCAGGAACTTTTACAAATGTTATATCTGATAGAACAGGTATAACCCTGGCTCAAACAGCAACTTCTCAGGCGGGAGTGGGAACATGGACTTATGCAGTTACAGCAGTATCCTATTCTAACTTTACTGGAATGCAATTGTCTTGGAACTCTGGATCATATACATCATCAACAACATATAGCAAGTATGTAAAGGTAGAGGTTTCATATGATAGTGGCAACACATATTATACTGTAACAAATGGTAAGAACTTTCCATACTTCCTGTCCTTATATTCATCTGTTTTGGGGGTTCAAGTATTGGTAAGAGTAACTTTATCTTCTCCAGATACATCACAAACAAATCAGCCAAGACTTGATAATTTATCAATCAATCTTTATTCAAATATAAATCAAGTTTCAGATTCGGGTTTGTTCCAGTTATCTCCTAATGCAAATTCAACGTATATGATTAAAAGAGACAACGCAAATATTCTTTCAAGAGGAAAGAATTTGGGAATTAGATTTTCAGCACAAGACCCAGGTGGCACACCAGGAACAGCAACAATTTCTGCTATCTCAAGTGCTTCATATCAAACTGTAGAATTTTGGTTTGAATACGATGGCACAGGGGCGGGAGTAATGGATACTGGAGCTGGATCAGCAGACCTATATGTAGACTCAAGCAATATCCTACAAAAGAACTATTCGGGCGGATATCTATATGTTAACGGAATTGAAAGAACATCTTCACCTGTAACTTTAGTTAATGGAGAGGTTTACCATATAGTCGCTGTATATGCATCAACAAAAACCCACAATATCCTATTAAATGGCTCTTATGACGGCTCTAAAGCACCTTCTGAGGCTAGTTATGGCTATATTACGCTATATCCATCAACTTTGACTCTATCTCAAATTCAAACCCGCTATCTTTCCTTTATTTCCGTGTATGCGGGAATAGCCAGAGATTCAGTTACTTCACTGGGATCAATTTTGGAATACTCTGGTTCATTAACCAATATAAATAACGGTCAACCTATCAGTTATCATCGCCATATTAACTAAAAATGGCATTCATATGTTCAGATTTTAGGCTTTAGCACAACATAGTGGTATTATTCATATATGCCTAGAATGAAAGTAACACCAATTGAAGAAGTAAATTATGGTATTTATGCATGGGTTATGCCAGATGAAACCATAGTTATGGATGAAGAAGGAGCTTATTTGAGCATCCCGTCCATGAAAGGCGATATCCGCCAAATTAAAAAGCTAAAAGATGCAGCTAAGCATTACGGTTTAGATGAAGGCAAACCAATGTTTTTTGCTGGGCACAGAGTTGTAACAGATGAAGAGCTTGCAGAACAAAGACAGCGGGGAGAAATGGGATTGGTTCCAGACCCACAAGACCTTCCAGCAATGATGGAATATGTTCAAGAGATGAGGGAGATGGACATTGGCTAATTTAACAGTAGCAGATGATTTTGATGACGATGAAAAAGGCGTCACAATTAAGATGGGTACACAACATACAGTAGAAGCTGACTTTGATGATCCATTTAATTTAACATGGGAAGACATTAAAAAGTCAGAAGGCTTTAGCCCTAACTTCCGTCGCAAGGTTGAAAGAATTCAAAAGTCATTTACAGGGCAGGGAGATGCAAAGTCTAAGAAGCTTGATCCTCTAGATCTTACTGGTTACTCTCTATTCCAAATTGTTCAGCCTCCATACAACGTTTTATATTTAGCACAACTTTATGATGTATCTCCATATCATCACTCTGCTGTAAATGCTAAAGCAGCAAACGTAATTGGTCTTGGATACCAATTTGATAATACATGGGCCACTACAATGAAAATTGAAGAGTCAATGGATAACACAAAGAAACTTGATAAGCTTCGCTCAAAGATTGAACAAGCAAAAGTACAACTACGTGACTACCTAGAATCTCTTAACTCAGATGATTCATTTACAGAGACAATGAAAAAGCTTTATATTGACCTTGAGTCAACAGGAAATGCTTATCTTGAAGTTGGTCGTACATCAACAGGAAAGATTGGCTACATTGGTCATATTCCAACAACTACCATGAGAATCCGTCGTCACCGTGACGGCTTTGTTCAAGTTGTTTACAACCGCTATACATTTTTTAGAAACTTCGGTGATACCGAGACCCCAGATCAGATTGGAACTGACCCCCAGCCAAACGAAGTTATTCACTTCAAAGTCTTTACTCCTTCCAATACTTACTACGGAGTACCAGACATTCTTTCAGCAAAGAACGCAGTAGCAGGCGATGAATTTGCACAGCGATTTAACCTAGACTACTTTGAAAACAAAGCTGTTCCACGTTATATAATTGTTGTAAAGGGAGCAAAGCTAACTGCTGACTCAGAGCGTAAATTGCTTGAATTCTTCCAGACTGGACTAAAAGGAAGAAATCATAGAACACTATATATCCCACTTCCATCTGATGGCGAGCAGGGTCGTGTAGAGTTTGAGATGAAGCCAGTTGAGGCGGGAATTCAAGATTCTTCATTCAAGAACTATGCAGTAGAAAACAGAGATCGTATTCTTATTGCACATAGAGTTCCTATCTCTAAGATTGGTATGCCACAAGGTGTTTCATTGGCAAATGCTAAAGATGCTGATAAGACATTTAAAGAGCAGGTATGCCGTCCAAGACAAGAAGAGCTTGAGTTTAAGGTTAATCTAATTATTAGAGAATTTACTGATGCATTTGTATTGCGATTTAATGAACTTGCACTTACAGATGAAGAAACTCAATCAAGAATTGATGATCGTTATTTGAAGGATCAAGTTATTACTCCTAACGAAGTTCGTGCACGTCGTGGTATGGCTCCACTTACAGGCGGTGATGCAGTGCTTGTAATTAATCCTAAAGCAGTACAAGATGCAGCATCAGATGCAAGTGGAAATAAAACACGTGATCAAAATAGAACCTTAAATGCACCAGATAAAATGGGAACAGCCCGAAATGCTAAGGGCGAAGGACGACAAGAAGGTAACTAAAAATGTCTACCGCACTAGATGTTCTTAATGTTGCACGTAGTCAAATAGGCTTTGTTGAAGGACCAATGAATGAAAATCCATACGGAATTTGGTATGGTGTTCCAAATGCTAGTTATTGTGCTATGGGAGTTTCTTGGTGTTTTGCACAAGTTGGATTATCAAGTTTAGTTTCTGCACAAACTCCTAAAGGTTTTGCATATTGTCCTGCAGGACTTCAATGGTTTCAACGTCAAGGTTTAGTTGTAAATAAATATCAAGCACAACCTGGAGACTTAGTTTTCTTTTCATGGGGCACAGGTGTTGCAGAGCATGTTGAAATTGTTGAAGCAGCTTCTGCTGATGGACTGACAACAATTGGTTTTAATACTACAGATAAAAATACAAAAGAAGCAGCTAATGGTGGCGGGTGTTACAGAGAGCACCGCCCATATCTTTATGTAATGGCAATTGTAAGACCTAAATATCCCGTACCTCTAAAGCCAGTTTCAAAAGGCGTAACAAGTAAAAAAGCAACAGCTATTGTAGGGGCAACAGGAACAGCAATAGCAGGTGGTACGGCAGCATTACATGGCTCCGCAGCAGGAACTACAGGTTCAATCAAGCCAACCCCTACAGCATCTCCAACAGCTTTTTATGCTCCACCATTCCCATCAACATCAAAATCATTTGCTTTGGGTCAAACAAATGATGCTGTTTTAACTGTTCAAAAAGCATTGGTTAAAAAAGGCTTGCTAGTAGCAAAATATGCAACTGGGACTATGAATACAAAAACCCAATCAGCACTAGTCATATTTGATAAAAAGGCGGGGATTATTGTTAAGGGTGGAGCAGTTCCTCAAATAGTTTATGATACATTAAAGGGATCGCTATGAGTCTAAAACACCACTTTAAGTTTAATATTTTTGATGCCAAAACACTGGGAATAGCAATGACAAGTTCCTTTTCAACATGGGCGGCAACGGGATTTCAACATGATTTGTCTCACCTATCCTATGTAGCAGTAGGCTTTATAACAGGTGGTTTGGTATCACATAATTCAATGGCTAGTCCAAACGTAACCCCAGATTCACATATTCAAACTCCCTATGTTTCTAACATAGAAGATAAAAATCCAGGGGTCCCAGAACCATCACCAGTGGTCCAAACATATAAACCAGAAGGGGCGGATGTCAAAAAAGTCATCCAAATCAATAGCGGAGTTATAAAATAATTTCATCTGAATTATGAGTTATTTATAAACCTTGCTATTATTTATTTAACTATGGAACTACAAAAAACCTATTGGAATAACAGCGAATCATCAATGGCTTTGGCCTTCCCTATTTCTAAGGTAAATAAGGAAAAAAGAACTGTTTCTGGTTTTGCATCATTGGACAATGTTGACCGTCATGGAGATGTTGTTACGGCTGTAGCCAACAAGAAGGCCTTTGAAAGATTCAGAGGTAATATCCGTGAAATGCACGGACCATCTGCAGTAGGCAAGATGATTAACTTTAAAGAGGACTCTTTCTTTGACAAAGAGACTGGCAAGAAATACAACGGAATTTATGTAACAGCTTACATCTCAAAGGGTGCACAAGATGCCTGGGAGAAAGTGCTTGACGGAACATACTCTGGCTTTTCAATTGGTGGAAACATCAACGATGCAAAGATGGAAAAATTGGACGGGGATGAAGAAACTCGTCGTGTTATTCATGACTATGATCTCCATGAACTTTCACTAGTAGACTCACCAGCAAACCAACTTGCTAATATTTTTTCTATTCAAAAGATGGCAGAAGGAATTGTAACCGAAAATGTATTTTGGTGTTCAACAGATGAAGTTGCTTCTACATCAACAGCAACAGCAAAGAGTTGTGTAGTTTGCGATTCAGAAATGACAAATATTGGTTGGGTGGAGCAAGCAGATATTGAGAAGCTTGAAACAATTGAAAAAGTAATTGATTCTTATTTTAAGAAAGATGATGCTCCAACATCAGCACATGCTGCAACAGAAACAGCAGCCCCAGGTTTGGCAGGAAATGCTAATGTAATTGATAGCAATGCTTCAATTAATTTATATCCTGATCAAAATAGCAAGAAAAAGGTCACGTTTGAAGACGGACTTAAAAAGAGTGATGACATTTCGCTCACACAAGGAGGTAATACAATGGCAGAAGACACAGATGCAACAATTGAGAAGTCAATTGACGCAGAGACTCCAGCCGAAGAAGTTTCATCTGTAGATGAGACATCAGATGCTACAACCGAAATTGAAAAGGCTGTAGAAATCTCTGAAGTTGAAGATACACTTGATTTTACAAAGATGGTCACTGACCTCAAGTCCTTCTTTGGTGAGTCACTAGAAAAGAACTATGCTCTACAATCAGCAACTATTGCAGATCTTCAGAAGGTTATTGATGTAACCACAACTGAGCTTGCAAAGGTGAACAATTCATTTGAGGAAATGAAGAAGTCACATACAGAGCTTGTAGAAAAGCATGATGCCCTACAAAAGTCAGTTACGGATATGTATGGAAAGATTGACTATGTTGATCACCAGATTAAGGGCTTTGAGTCCGCAACTGCAGTTAAGAAGTCTACTGATCTCTCGGGACCAGTAGAGGATACAAAAATCCAAAAAAGTATATGGCAAGGACACTTCCTCGGTGTTAATAACCTATAAAAAATCTAACAAAAAAATAAGGTGGTGAAATAAAAAAATGAGTAATGAACTTCTACAAAAAGTAATTGATACTACGAACCTCGGTTCTTCAGCAGTCAATGCATCAGGCGACTCCTCTAACCTTTCAGGTAACGGTCTCCTATATCCAGATCAGGCTAACCGCTTCCTGGATTACATGTGGGACGCTACGATTCTTGCTAAGGCAGCTCGTACAATCCGCATGCGTTCAAACACAACTGAAATTGATCGTGTCGCAGTTGGACAACGTATTATGACCGTTGCACAAGAAGAGAACCCACGTAACTTTGTTGCGACTTCTGATTCTTGGACTAACGCTAATTCTACTACATTCTCAAATGCAGCAGCACAATTCAACAAGGTATCTCTTACAACTCGTAAGCTCCGTCTTGACTGGGAGCTTTCAGCAGAATCTCTTGAAGACAATGTTGAAGGTCCAGATCTAGAAGATCACATTGCACGTTTGATGGCTACCCAAGCAGGTAACGATATTGAGGATGTTCTCATCAATGGTCTCGGTACTGGCTCTGGTTTGCTTTCAGCGTTCCAAGGTTTCCGTGCTCTTGCACTTAACAACGCTCACGTTGTTGATGCAAATGGTAACGGTCTAGACAAGACAATTTTTAACGCAGCAATTAAGGCATTGCCTCGTAAGTACAAGCAACGTCGTAACCAACTTCGCTTCTTCACAGGATCTAACTTGGTACAAGACTACTTGTTCAACCTAACCGCAGAGACACAGACTGGCTTCACTCCATTTGATATCGCTTCAGGTATCCTACGTGGTGACGTCGCTGCTAACGATGGTGGTCCAGGTACAGTAACTCCATTCGCTTTCGGTATTCCTGTCATCAACGTTCCGTTGTTTGACGAGACCCGTTCAGGCGACTACTCAGGTGCAGCTGGCCTTCATGGCGAAGTACACTTGACATTCCCTCAAAACTTCATTATTGGTATCAAGCGTGATGTAACAGTCTATCGTTTGTTCCAACCAAAGAAGGACACAATTGAATACACACTATTCATTCGTGTTGGTTGCGTAATGGAAAACTACGATGCACACGTAATCGTTAAGAACGTTAAGGTTGCAGGTTCAGTCGGTGGATCTCTTGGTTCAACAACCAATGGTTCTAACGTAACTGGTGGCGTTAACGGAAATACATACTAATTTTTAATTAGTTGCAAGATTGGGGGAGTTACGAGAGTAGCTCCCTTAATCATTTTCTGCTATAATAAACAATGACGAGAGGAAAATACATGTCATTTACAGATCTAAAAGTTACAGAATTAAGAAAAGTCGCAGACTCCTTTGCTATTGATGTAGAAGGATTAAAGACAAAACAAGAAATCATTGCTGCCATTGAAGAAGAAGGCATCAACTATCAAATGTATGCTAAATTTAACGCAACTGAAAAAGAAGAAATTAAAGTATCAGAGATGGAAAAAGTTCAAAGAGAAAAGAAAATTTTGAAGCCTACCGCTTCAGTACTAGTAAAGATGGAAAGAATGAATCATTCTTACCAAACAGGTGGATATACATTCACTTCAGAACACCCCTATGTTGCCATGTCAGAGTCAGATGCACAGCGTATCTTTGACACACAGCCTGGGTTCCGCCTTGCGACTCCACGAGAGGCTCAAGAGTACTACGCATAAAAAAGGGGGCGATTTGATTGCAGACAATAGCAACCAACAGCCAAGTAAAAATAAAGTTAGAAATCTTTAGTGATGAAGTTCTAACTCAAGCAGATACAGATCCAACAGTATCATTCTATGATGCTGACAATGATTCAACTGCACTAACTGGCTTTTCTGGATTGTCAGTAATAGACGAAACCCCTGCTGGGATCTATTCATTTCTTTTGACCTCAGTACTAACAAGTGTAAACCGAGTCCTAGAAGTCCGATGGACCTATACTCTAGGTGGAGTAACAACAACTCAAACAGATTTTTATCGTGTAGAGTCTCCATATGCAACAGTATCAGAAGTAATTGACTTTCTAGGATTTGGTTCAACTCCTTCAGATTCTAACTATGTTGACCCTAAGCAGATTGTAAATGCTGAAAAAATGGCAAGAACAATTGTTGAAGGATATACAGGAACTAAATTTTATACATACTATGGCTCACAAGAAGTGCGGGGAATTGGTGCAGATATTGTAGAGCTTACAGAAAGAATTTTAACTATTGATAAAGTTCTTGAAAATGATTATGTAGTTATTGATACAACAATTCAACCCTATCTAAATACATTTGGTTTTTCTGTTGAAATTACACCAACAGCTAGAGGTGTACGCATCATGAACCCAGGTTGGGATGTTCAGTATGACAACCAAGTAGACCCAACCGTAATGTATTATGGTAAGTTTAAAGATGGTGCAAGATATACTTTTGTAGGTCAAATGGGATATAAGTATATTCCAGAAGATATCAAGCAAGCAACAATGCTATTGGTACAAGACCTTCTTTCAAATGATTATAATTGGAGAAACAAATACTTACAGAAAGTTGACCTCAGCGAAAT